GGCGAACTGGTTGAGAAGGTCGCCGTGATTGAGCAAGTCCGCGAGTTGAACGCCAAGGCGCGCGCCGTGCTTCAGCGGTTGCTAGAGGTTGAGCTGCCCGCCCGATGCGCCGGCCAGGATGCGAAGGAGATTTTGCGACACAACAAAGCCGCGCTCGCTGAAGTGTGCGGGATACTTGGGAAGGCTGACGCATGAGCTTTACAATTGCCCCGTCATTTGCCGAGGCATGGCAAATGCCTCCCGACGAATCAATCCACCAATGGGCCGCGCGCAACGTGACGTTCGGAAGTTGGTCGCCGTATGAGGGAAGGTTTAACCCCGAGCTCATGCCGTGGCTGATACGCCCGATGGAAGCCATGCGGCAAGACGACCTGTGGCGCATCGTCATCGTGGCCGCGGCTGCCGGCGGCAAGAGCACGCTCGCCGAACTGTTCCTGTCGTGGCTGATCGCCCGCGCGCCGGGGCCGGTGGCGTGGAATGCTCCGACGGAAGAGGACGCCAAGGAGTTTAGCGAGACGCGCATCCAACGCTTCCTTGAAAGCTGCCCCGAGGTTGCCAAGTGGTTTCCTCAAAACCGGCACAAGAAGCGGACGAACGCGATTCTGTTTCCGCACATGAGCCTCATCATCCAAGCGGCCAATGAGGGCAACGCGCAGATGAAGCACCTACGTTACCTCATCAATGACGAGACGTGGCTATGGAAGCCAGGTATCCTAACGCAGATGCACAAGCGCACCACGCGCTTTGCCCACAACCGCAAGGTCATTGACATTTCGACGGGCTCACTAGACGGCGACGAGACGGACCAAGGGTGGAAAGACGGCACGCGCGAGGAATGGCAATTCCGCTGTGAAGCCTGCCACGGCCACCACGTTCCGCAGTTCACCTTCGGCCGAAAGGATGCGCCCGGCGGTGTGAAGTGGTCGGCCGACGCGCGACGCAAGGACGGGACGTGGGATTACCGCATCGTCATCGGGACAACGGAATACGAGTGCCCGCACTGCCAACGCCGCTACCAACCGACCGACGCGAATGCCGTCACGCTGAACCGCCACGGCTGTTACTCCACACCCAGCGCCGACGCGAATCCTGGCGTCGCTTCTTTCTCCTGGTCGGCTATGGTTTCCGACTTCCGCATTCTCCCGCAGATCGCCGTTGAACTCCTGCAAGCCAAAGAAGCCATCCGCCGCGGGACGATGGAACTGATGCGCGAAGTGACTCAGAAGCGGTTTGCTAAGGCGTGGAAGGATGAACCTGCAAATGATGTCGTGGGCACCCGCGAGAGCGATTACAACATGGGCGACCCGTGGCCCGATGAAGTCGCGCGATTCCTCACGGTTGACGTTCAACAGGCGCACTTTTGGGGAGTCATCCGCGCATGGGCAGCCGATGGCCGCTCGCGCTTGGTGTGGGCTGGACGGCTTGAAACGTGGGACGAAATCCGCGACCTGCAAAACCGCAGCGCCGTCCGCAGCGAGTTCGTGATTGTCGATTCCAGCGGGTTCACGGATCGCGTCTATTCGGCGTGCTGTCGCTGGGATTGGACCGCCATAAAAGGCGAGGAAGCGGCTGGAGGCTACCTGCTCAAAGTTGGCGAAGGTGAGGACGAAAAGAACGTCCGCGTTCCGGTGAAGGAAGCCAATGGCCGCGGCTATCCGCTCCGCCTTGAACCCGGCTCCGTGGTCACTAGTTGCGCGCTCTACCTTGTAAGCGAAGGAATGACCGCCGACAGCATGGACCTGTTCCGCAGCGGCAAGGCGGAGGGTTGGACGATTGCCCGCGACACGCCAGAGGATCACCGCCGACAGATTGCCGCGCGCGTGCGGCGCACCCGTCCAAATCCAAAGACCGGCCAGATGCAAACCGAATGGATTACCGTCGGACGGGACGGCGAGCATCTGTGGGACTGCGAACGCTACCAAATCGCGGTCGCATGGCAGGCGGGTTTGATTGGTGTCAGTGAACAGGCAAAAGCATGACCGAACTCCTAACATCCAAGGAACTCGCCGCCGCGCTCAAGCGGTCGCTGGACTACGTTTACGCCATGCGGAAGGCAGGGTTCCCGATGCCGGGAAAGCGGGCCACGCTTGCCGCGGCGTTGACATGGTTGGCGGACAATCCAAACCCGACGCGCAAGGCGAAGCCCACCAATCCCGCGAAATCGTGAACATTCGGCAACGCGCGCATTGTATTACACGTGCAATGACCGCGCAGTTGGTTCGTGGCAGCAACCACAGCCTTCCGGCGTCTGTTCCTTCGTGGCCTCTACGCAGAGGCGACTAGGCTTGGCCTTGGCTTTGAAGCTGCTTTGACCGCGGCGGTCGGCGTCAATTACGCCGCCACCAAGACCGGCAAGGTCATCATCGCCACCGGGGCCGCCGGGCGGACTGTTCAATTCATGCTCCCGTCTAGCGGTGGACTGACTCCGGTGGAGATTGGCGAACTCGTATCAGACTTGTTCGACCTCTTTGACACCTGCTCCACCGCCCTGATTTCCGCCGGCATCACGTCGCCGACTGACGCGCAAATCTTCACGGAGATGAAGTCGCGGTTACAACCCGTGACCGAATCCCGCACTGACTTCATCGGCCTCCGCCTTGGCCACGGCAAACCCGTCACAATCACCGAGGCATGAACCTACGCGCTCGCATGGCGGCAGCATGGGCGGTGATTACCAACCGCTACGAAGCGGGGCAGCGTTACGACGCGGCCCGAAGCGACGTGCCCGGCTTCGTCCGCGATGCGCGCTTCGATGCCGACCAAGCCACGCGGTTGGAAATCGTCCGCAAGGCCCGCTATTTCGAGCGCAACAGCGGCATCGTCAACCGGCTGGCCGACCTGTTTGAGCAGTTCACGGTTGGCGCCAACGGGCTGCAATTCATCCCGGCGAGTTCCGACGAGGAATGGAACACCCGCGCCCGCGATTGGTGGACCGGTTGGGAGCGTGTCTGTGATATAGCCAGCCTGCACCCGTTCGGCTCCCTGCAAAGCCTCTGCGCCCGGCTGTGGTTCATTGACGGGGAAGTGTTCCTGCTCAAGACCTACGGCGAGGAAGTCACGGTCAATGGGCGAACCATTCGGCGTCCGCGGGTTCAACTAATCGAATCCCATCGCGTCGCTACGCCGGGCAACATTGCGAAGGGCGTTACGGTCATTGACGGCATCGAGCTAAACGCCAAGGGCCGGCCCGTTGCGTATCACGTCCGCACTTCATTCGAGGGCGACAAGTTTGAGCGCATCGAGGCGCCTAACATCATTCACATTTTTGAGCCTTCGCGCGCCGGCCAATACCGCGGGCTGCCGATGCTTTATCCAGTGCTCAATGACCTGCATGATTTGGACGATCTCCAGATGCTGCAAATGCGGAAGAGCAAGGATGCCGCGGACATCACCAACGTATTCAAGACCAAGACCGGAGAACTGCCAGCCAACGGCTTGGAAGCGCAACGGTTTACGATCAATCGGGCGACCAACGCCAACGTCGAGACGCTCGAAACGCGGACCGACTACATCCGCAAGGCGTCCGGCGGCGGGCGAACAATTGCCATCCGCACTGACGAGACGCTTGAGCAAAATCGCAGCGACACGCCGAGCATCGCGGACCAAGCGCATTGGGATTACGTCCTAAGCAAGATTTGCGCGGGCGTTGGCATCTCCAAGCTGCTGGTGATGCCGTTCTCATTGCAAGGCACCGTTACGCGCGCCGACCTCGACACCGCGGCTGTTTTCTTCCGCAGCCGCAGCGCCGTCTTGGCCTCCGCTTTCGAGAGCATCTACCGCTGGTGCATGGAGTGGGCAGTCTATTCAAACGCCAACAACCTCGGCGACCCGCCCGCTGATTTCCTCCGCGTCACCGTGCGCCCGCCTCGCTCCGTCAACGTGGACGTGGGCCGCAACTCCGCTGCGCTGATTAACGAATACCGCGCCGGCTGGCTAACGCTTGAAGGCATCTGCGGCGCGCTCGGTGAAGACTGGCGCGAAATCCTGCGGCAGCGCGCGAAGGAGCGGAAGGTTGCCGGAGAAATCGAAGCCGAGTTTGAGATTCCAAACGGGTCGCTAATCGAAGCCGCGCTTGAGGCAATCCAGCAAGAGGCAGCAACCAATCCTCCGCAACCCGCAGCCGTTCCAGCATGAAAACCTGTTTCACTTTCAAAGCGTCCGCCGATGAATCCGCCCCGGCGGAAATCCTGATCTATGACCAGATTGGGCGCGACTTTTGGAGCGGTGAGGGCGTGGTGGCCAAGGAGTTTGCTCAGGAGTTGGCCAAGATTCCGGCCGCTCGCAAAATCACCGTCGGCATCAACTCGCCCGGCGGTTCCGTTCACGATGGGCTTGCCATCTACAACCTGCTTTCCGCGCGACGCAACCAAGTAACGTGCCGCATCGACGGACTCGCGGCCAGCATCGCGTCCATCATCGCGTTAGCCGGTAGCAAACTGGTCATGCCCGCAAGCGCGCTGCTCATGATTCACGACCCGTCCGGAATGTGCATGGGCACCGCGGACGAAATGCGCGAGATGGCGATGGCTCTGGAAAAGCACAAAGAGGCGCTGGTCAACGTATACGAGGAAAAGACCAAGAAGCCGCGCGCCGAAATTGAGCAGGCGATGAAAGACGAGACGTGGTTCACCGCTGCTGACGCCAAGGCGTTCGGCCTGGTGGACGACGTGACCGCAGAAGTCGCGGCCAGTAACACCTTTGACCTTTCGCAATTCCGGCGAGTGCCGGCGTCGCTGAAAAACCAAACCAAACCGCCCGCGCCGAATGAAAGCGGGGCAACCACAAGCATCATGAATCGAACCGAGATGATTGCCCTGGCAACCGCGCTGGGCATCAAATTCGACAACGCCGCCACCGACGAACAGTTGAAGGCCGCGTTGATCGCCCACAAACCCGCCGCGCCACCCGCGCCGGACAACTCCACCGCCGAAGACTTGAAGTCCATCAAGGCGCAACTCGAAACCGAGCGCCGTGCCCGCGTGACCGCAGAAGTCCAAGCCTGCGCCGATGCCGGCCGCATCCCCGGCGCCAGCGTTAAGGACTGGGTGGTTGACATCCTTGCCGCGCCCAACGCGGAAGGTGGCGCCAACATCCTCGCGCGCCTGCAAGCCCTGCCCGAGCGCAAGCCCGGCCACGATCCTGTCAGCGGTCCTGGCAAAGAGCCCGTGAAGGCTCTGTCCCGCGCTGCGTTCAACGCCCTCAGCATTGCCGACCGCATGGCCCATGCGAAATCCGGCGGCAAGCTCACTGACTAACCTCAACCAAACCCAAATCTAAGATTCCAAATTTATGGCGAACACTTTGACCAATCTGATTCCCGACGCATACCGCGCGCTTGACGTTGTTTCGCGCGAGTTGTCCGGGTTCATCCCTAGCGTTCAGCTTGACCCTTCCTCGGAACTGGTCGCGCTGAATCAGACCATCCGCATCCCGGTTGCCCCGGCGAATGCGGCGGGCAAAAACATTACACCTGCAATGGCCTTCCCCGCCATTGCCGACCAGACCATCACCAACAAGTCGCACACGCTCACCAAGGCGCGCGCGTTTCCGTTCTCCTGGTCCCAGGAGGAAATCAAAAGCGTGGATGTTGGCCCCGGTTATCTCAACCTCCGGGAGCAGCAGATCGCGCAGGCGATTCGCGCGGCCATCAACGAGATGGAAACCGACATCGCGGTTGCCGCGAAGAACGGCGCCAGTCGCGCTTTCGGAACCACCGCCGGAACCGCTCCCGTCCTCGCCGACTGGGTGGGCGCCAAGAAGATTCTGGACGACAACGGCGCACCGATGAATGACCGGAGTTCCGTGTTCAACACGACTGCCGGCGCGGCGCTGCGGAACACCTCAAACCTGTTCAAGGTCAACGAGGCCGGCGAAGCGGGTTTGCTGCGCCAGGGCATCCTCGGAAACATCTACGGTTTCAACCTCCGCGAGTCCGCGCAGATTCAGACCACGACCGCGGGCGCAATGGCCAGCGCGACCTCTACCAACGCCGCATTCACGGTCGGTCAGACGGTTATTCCGCTGGCTACCGCGGGAACCGGCGTGGTTGCGGCCGGTGACATCATCACGTTCGCGAACGACACCAACAAGTATGTCGTCGCGTCCGTCTCGTTTGCCGGCGCGAATCCCGCATCCGGCGACACCATCACGCTGGCCGAGCCCGGCTTGCGGGTTGCTCAGAGCGCGGCCACCCGCGCCATCACCGTGTTCGCCACCTCCTCGCGCAACACGGCTTTCAGCCGCAACGCCATCCTGCTTTCCACCCGGCTTCCGGCATCTTCGCCGGATGACCTCGCGTTGGATCGGCAGGTTATCACCGATCCGAATACCGGAATCAGCTTTGAGCTGGCCATGTATCCCGGCTATCGAATGGTCCATTACGAAGTCGGCGTCGTTTGGGGCGTGACCGTCATCAAGCCCGAACACCTGGCGATCATCGTCGGCTAAGCGAAACACCACGCGCGGGGCGGATGGGTTCTGTGCTCATCCCGTCCGCCCCGCTTTCCTCCTGATGAACCTTGCCGACCAATGCTTAGCCGAAGGGCTGGAAGACATGTTTACACACGCTGGCGACACCGCCTACGTGAGCATGGCTGCCGGCACAAAGCGGCGATTGGTTGTGCTGTTTCAGGAGCCAACCGGTATCATCGGACTTGAGCCCGTGGAATTGACCGCACCCACCGCCACCGCGCGAACGTCCGACGTTGCCGACGTGGCCGCTGGGGATACGCTCCGGATCGAACTTCCGGGTGCTGACAGAACCTTTGAAATCATCGCCGTGGAACCCGACAGCCGCGGCGCAACCAAACTGACCTTGGCCAATACGTGAGCGCACGCCGACAACAGATTCTTGCCGCCTTAGCGACTCGTCTTGAGACGATCACCACGGGCAGCGGCTATCTGACCAACGGTGGCAGCAACGTGCGGCTGAACCCCGACAAGGACACCGAGCCCACGGGGCAAGGTAACACCGCCGGCTTTGTGATTCGCGAAACCGGCGGCACCGAAGCGGCTGGCATGGTTGGCGAGAACTTCGGAGTCATTGAGTTTGATATTGTCTCACACGCGACTGCGCTCAAAGACAACGACCCGAACGAAACGGCTTCGGACCTGTGGACCGACCTAATGGTTGCGCTCGGCACCGACAAGACGCTCGGCGGCCTGTGTGATGACCTTGTAAGCGCCGGCCACGAAGCCTCCGAGACGCAGGGCGGCAAACGCTACGCCGCGCGCCGGCAGAGCTTCCGAATCCATTACCGCGCCACGCGCTGGGCACCCGCCACCGCACCCGCATAACGTATGCCCACAATTTCAGGAATCGCCAAAGACCCAAACGATACGCCCGCTGATGGCGTCTTGTTTGAGCGGCAAAGCCCGGTGGTGTCCGGTTCCAATACCGTCACGCGCCGAGACGTCCGCGCGACGCCGAACGCTTCAACCGGCGCCTTCTCCGTCACGCTGCTGGCCGGCATATATCGCTACTATCCCGACGCGGATTCTGACATTTACGTTCTGATCGAGGTCGGTTCAACCGCCGCGGACATCGAAGACCTGGTGACCGAAACCAGCGCGCCCGTCTCGCTGATTACCTACTTCGCCACGCTCACCGCGGCCAAGGCACACACCCGGTTCATTGACGACCGCGTTTACGCCATCGCTTCAAGTGCGTCTTTCCTTGGCGGGATGTTCCGTTACGATGCAGATTCATCCGCCACCGCGGACGATTCCGATACCATTGCATTAGATTCCATCGCCGGCCGACTCATCCGCTTCGCATGAGATACCTTCTCGCCATCCTCTTTTGCTTCGCCGCCTTCGCGCAACGCACCCCGCGCGTCGTGGATTCCGCGGCGGCATTAGTCGCACTCACGCCATCGGCCACCGTGCCGGACGTGATTGTTGTCAGCACGAACAACAACACGCGCCTCCAATTCAGGTATTACCCGACGGCCACGGACGCGACCAACACGACGAGCCCGCTGGTTTACGCGACTAGCACCGGAACCGGCCGATGGAAGGAAGTGCGGCTTACCGGCGACCTAACATCCGTCACGGTCAATGGCAATTCGATTGACGCGAGCGCAAAGCTCGACACGACCAACGGCACTGCCGTGAACCTCACGGGGTCGTTGTCGAACATTAGTCTCGGTGGCACCACAATTTACAGCGGCGCAGGTAGCAAC